CACGGCCAAAGGTCATGCTCAAATCTGCCGGAGAGCCAGCCCAGCGCTGCACCGCCACCGGCAGGGTGGCGAAGATCTCAGCATTCCGGGCCTTGAAGTCCTCCCCGGTGAGCTTCCCGGCGGGGGTCACCAACCCGCCGTGGGTCATGTAGTACAGGTTTGCCGTAATCTGCCGGGCGGCGGTCGCGGCCTGTGCCCAGAGGTCGTTTGCCGAGGGAAGCCCGGCGGTCAGCAGCTTCTTGACCTCGGCGCACCAGTCAACAATAAGCTGATTCTGGTAGCGGCACTGCGTAAATGCAGTGTACAGGGCCTTTTCCACGATTTCATCCGGGATAGCACCGAACGCCTGGATATAGATTTTGGTATCTGCCATGCGTTCCTCTTTGCTGCGGATGCGGCCGTAGTGATCATCAATGACCACCAGCAACTCCATCAGTTTTTTGTCTGTCATGTTGAACCTCCCAAAAGTTCACCAAAAATTTCATTGTAGTCCTCGGCAGCGGAGCGTTTGGGCTGCTGACCCGCCGGGGGCTTGCGCCGCTCGTCACGGGACTGCACGTCACCAAGGGTTCTCACACCCTCGTTTTTCCATACTTTCAGGATGCCGTTGACGTAGGACCATTTGCGAACCCCGGCCAGAGCGGCCTTTTTGATGGCCAGCAAGATGAGGTCGTCCGTAAAAATCTCCCGCCAGCCCAGCAGGTCTTCCCGCGCTGCTGGTGGGAAACCTCCGAGATTGTCCTCGAAAGAGCGGATGATCTCAGCCAGCCCGGCATCGACGGCCGGACTACCGTTATCTTTATCTCTTATCTCTTTATCTCTTATATCTGTTCTCTTATCTCTTATATCTGTATGGACATTGTCCACGCTGTTGTCTGCGGTGCTGTCTCCAGTCTGCATAGGAAGTTGTCTGCGACGATTTTCACGTTGGAGACGTTTCTGTGCGGAGTAGTCAGTTTCACTGCCGACCATTTCAGCATGATTGACAAGAACCAGCGTTCCATCCTGTTCTTCATAAATCAGACCAAGTTGTTTATAGAGACCAAGAGCAACACGGACGGTATCCAGCGAAAACCATTTACAGTCACGCTGAATTTTCTCAATATCAAAAGGAATAATGATGTCGCCAATTTGACAGGTCAGGCGGCCGCCCGTATTGATGGTTTTGAGACAGAGCATTTGATAAAGGACGACATAGCTGGCACCGTTCGGCTGGCTCATCAGGAAATCGACCACTTCTGAATTCATGAACGAATCCTTGAGCTTTATCCAGTAGTATCTTTTTCCAGTTGCCATTATCAGACCCCCTTAGAACGGCAGGTCGTCGCTGTCATCGATGACCGAGAAGTCGTCAGGGTCGCCCTGCGAGTAGCTGGGCTGCTGCCCGCCGGGGGCACTCTGCTGCCATTGCTGCCGCTGGTTCTGGGTGGCGAAGCCCATCTGCTGCGGCTGCTGGTTCTGATAGGACGGCTGCTGGTAGCCCGGAGGCGGTGCCTCGCCGCCATCATCAACCCGCTGCTCCGTCTTTGGGCCGCAGAAGTGAATTTTCTGCACCACGAACTCGGTGGCGGTGCGCTTCTGGCCGTTCCTGTCCTCATAGGACCGGGTCTGGCACTGGCACTCCACAATGGCCATGCTGCCCTTGTGAAAATACCTGTCAACAAATTCTGCCGTCTTGCGCCATGCCACGAAGTTCAGCCAGTCAGTAGCCCGCTGGCCATCCTGACCGACGTTGTCCCGGTCAACGGCCATGCGGAAACTGGCGACGGTGAGACCGCTCTGTGTAGTCCGCATTTCAGGATCAGCGGCGAAGCGGCCCTGAAATGTGCAATTATTCAGCATCCGTGTCCTCCTGCTTGATGTTCAGAATCGGGTGGATGGCGTTCCGCATCTCCTGCACAAAGGTGCCAGTGTCGTAAACATCGCCGTTGACGCTCTTGTGATAGATGACGTTGAGTTCGGTCTGCGCCTGAAGCAGAGCCTTGTACTCCTCAACAGAAATGGAAATCATCGGAATAGGGTCGCTCGAAACAATTACGTTTCCCATAGTTGGTTCCTTTCTTCTCGCATGATGCGGACCACCTTGCGGCACTGGTCCACATCGAACATTCCAATGTGCGTGGATTCGATCGGAGTACCCATCTTCTCGGACAGCCAGCGGTAGGCTTCATTCCGGCGGCCACGGTAGGGGCCATATTTCCAGAGCGGGTCAAATGCTGCATGAGCCGCCTTTTTCCAGTTGCGCAACTCCGAATTTGCCAGGCGGCCAAGGGGCTTGTCAGACCCCTTGTGTACGCCGACATAGGCACCGCAGCGAGGGCAGAGGTAAATCATGCCGAAGCTGTGGCCGTGGTAAACCACCGAACTGTCCACGAAGTCTGCGGGCGTTCCGCAGTAGTTGCAGATGACGATTCGGCCTTTCATTGTGACCATTCCTCCTTGTACCGGGCCAGCTGTTCCGGGGTGTCCGTCTCGATACCCAGAGCCTTGGCCTCCTCAATCGCACCGTCAATCAGGTGCGAAAATTCTTTCGTGTCCATCTTGCTGGTGTCTTTGTAAACCAAGTAGCAGTTGAACCATTTCCCGTCCTCTTCCCGCACATCAAAGCAGCGGGTGTATTTGTAGAGGTCGTGAACATCTACGCTGACCGGGAGTTTGAAGCCCACGGTGCAGCCGTCCTTGTCCCTCGCAACCGTGCCGTAGGCCACGACCAACCGCTCCTTCACGAGATCGTCCGATTCACCGGTTTCGGCAGCAATCTTGTTGACCAGAACGTGGAAATAGGCGTTTGCGCTGCGGCTGCGCTTATTGCGGTGCTTCTTGATTTCAATGTCCAGCAGCGGCTCCTGATTCAGCTTGTCCCACAGGTTTCGGAAATCGGAATCAACTTCCAGCGTGATGCGCTGCTTGCGGTTCAGACTGAAACTTATGTCCACGAGCCGCCCGGTCATAAGGCTTTCCAGTGCTCCTTGAACTCGGCCATCAGCCCATAGGCATCCAGCCAGTCAAAGAAATCCGAAATGATGGGGCGAATATCCGGCGTTTCGTCCCGGCGGTAGCACTCCGTCCAGACATCCATGCCATTGCTGACAAGGTAGGAAAACTGCTGCGCCTCCGGGATGAGCAGCATATAGGTGGGGTGCTGAGTGCTGGAATAGAATTTCCCGCGCTCATAGCCCCTACTGAACTTGATGTCGTAGATGGTGCCAGCCTTGAGGGCATCGAGGCGGCCATACAGGACTACATCCATGCCGCGCACCTGAATGGTTTTGCGGGATTTAAACTGCAACTGTCCACCCTTGATGATGGCGGCAATCTGCCCGGCGGCCCAGCTCCACGGATTATTGGGGTCATCGTGGCCGTTGACAATGGAGGTCACAAGGTTCTCAAAGTCAATGCCGTTCTGCATAGCCTCCGTCCGGGGCGTAGGCTCCCGGCGCAGGACCAGCATGAACTCTGCCAGCGGGTCGCCCTCGGTGGTCAAATCCTCGTAGGGATTCTCCCGGATGAGGTGCAGCCACGAGGACAGTAGCGAGTGAGTAACAAGGTATGCAGCCATTACTGTGCCTCCTCTGCGGGCTTGTACTGGGCAGCGGCCGTATCAAAAGTCAGGCCGAGAGCGGCAATCTTAGCTTTCCACTGGGCATTCAGTTCCTGACGGGAAGTCAAGTGGTGCTGCAGAGCCTTGAACGGCGGCATGGCAGCGTTGGCGGTGTCGGCATCCTTGATGCCAGCAATGATCTTGCTGCCCTCCTGCATGACCTGCTCGTAGGCTTCGTTCTCCTTGGCATTTGCAGCCACTTCCTCGGCGGCCTTGCTGTTGTACTCCTCAAACAGCTTGGTCAGGAAGTCGTTCGGGCTGCCGGGGCCGAGGGCGGGAATCTTATAGACACCGTGGATGCCGCGGGTGCCCTTGGCAAAATACTTCTCACAGTTGGAGAAACCAATGGTGCGGTCGTTGCCGTACATTTCCACGAAGCCGCCCAGATCCATAGGCTCCCACACATTGTTCTTGGTCTGGCCCTCAACCTTGATGCGGAGACGGGTGTTATCGCCGTCCTTTTCCTCGGTGGCGTGGAAGACCACCACGATGTTCTTCTTCAGCTCGTAGAAGCAGTAGTCCATCAGCCGGACGAACTCGCGGCCAACAAAGCCATAGCCATTGAGGGACAGACTGCCGTCCCGCTGACCATACTTGGGGTTCTGCTTGATAGCCCACAGGCCCATCAGGGTGATAAGCTTGCCGGCAGTATCGAACACCAGCGTCTCGAAGTCCTTGAGGTTCTCCGGCTTCAGGTCATTCAGAATCTCGTCATAGCTGCGGGGCTGGATGTACGGCATACGGTAGCGAGGCTCGATACGGTCAATGCCAAAGTCGCAGTCGATGTGCAGCGGGCGGGGTGAGGACAGGGCCAGCGTGGACTTGCCGATGCCGGGGTAGCCAGCAATGAGCATCCGAATCTTCTTTGCGCCGTCCTGAATGTCGTTGGGATTGCGAATCATAATGTTTACTCCTTTTCAGTTAATAGGTTTACTTGCGGAACATGACGTATTTGCCGGTGGTGCGGTTGACCAACTCCATGAAGTCCGGGCCATCCCGGACACAGAGGTACAGGCGGAAGTCCCAGCCCTGTGCGGAAAGGGCTTCTTTCTGCTTGCGGGTCAGCTTTTTACCTCTCACTTTCAAAAAATCACCCCCTCCTCGGCCTTATTGACAGCGATGTTCAGCGTGATGGTCTCCCGGCAGCGGAGGCCGAAGTTGCCGCCCGGGCCGAACATCTTGGTCTTCTCAAACTCCTTTGCGGTGTACGAGCTGGCACAGTTCAAGACATTGGGAATGAGGTCGGGATGAACCACCCGGAATGCCTGGCACGCCATCTGGTAGTTGGGTGCCCAGACCTCCGTCCACCCGCCGCAGTACGGCTGGACATCATCGGAACCGTAGGTGAAGTAGAATTTTTCCAGATCCATCACTCGGCCTCGCTTTCGTTCTTGATGCAGATACCGAGCGCAGAGAACAAGAGCATCAGGCCAACTTCATCTCCATCATCAAGGCTCATAAAGTCGAGTTCCCCGGCCACAAAGCCCTCACGGAGAATCACAGCGGTGCCCACAATGGGCTGACCATGTTCCGGCGTACCGTAGAGGACGCTGGCGATGCTGTTGATGGCATAGCCTTTCAGCAACCCCTCATCGTCAATCACCATGCACAGTCCTTCCGGCAGATACTTGGGATGAACCACCTCGATGCAGCCGCCGACCTCTTTCTGGAGGTTATCCAGCAGCGGTTCGCCGAAGTCCTTGAACTGCATCCGATTCTCGGTGTCGAATACCAATCCTTTCATAAAATCACTCCTTTTCCGGGAAGCACTCACGGACTTCCCATGCGTCTGCGGCCTCCAAACAGCGGTCGCAGCCAACGATTACGCCGTCATCGGTGCGGTAGATGGTATCGCACCTCTGGTGGCAGAGGGGGCACACAGGAGGCTCAGGGTAGCCAGCTTCTTCGTCAGCCGGATACAGCATCCAGCACCTCCCGGAGCTTGCGCCCCATCCAGCGGCCTACATCATCGAACATTCCCATGCTGTCCAGCCAGACAAACAGGGCTGCGATAACAGAGGTCACAGCAAACTGCGCCGCCAGGGCACGAGCTGCGGCCTGTTCGGCGGTGATGCCGTACACGATCATCAGAATCCGGGTCATTCCTTACACTCCCTTTCTTTGCGAGCCTTACGGGCGGCCATCTGGGCCTCCAGCTTCTCGCGGTTCCCGGGCTGGGCGATGAATTTTTTGAATCCCGCCAGCGTCACGCGGCCAAAGCTCTCACCGACTTCCGGGGGAATATCGGCCACGTTGATGTGAATTGTGGTGTCCATGTGGTCCTCCATGTGTTGCCTGTAGATGTTTAATCTACATCAGCCGCAAAAAAATATGCTCTCCTTCTCATTGACATCAATGTCCAGGAGAACGCAGAGACCCTTGATCTCGGATGCGGTAAACTCAGACTTATTGCGGAGTTTGTTCAAAAAACCCTGATAAGTCAGGCCGATTCGGGTTGCAACATACTTCATCTTATAGCCGGACTGGTCAATTTTGATTCGGAGCAGATTTGTGTTGGTCACGGTGGTATCACCTCGCTTTCTCTTCGGCTGTAGATGTTTCATCTACTGGGCGTATATTACCACATCGTTGATGTATTGTCAACAAGTTTTTTTGAAAAAGCAAAAATATGTTGACGATACAGGTACGCGTGTACTATAATAGCATCAGAAGATTTTGGGAGGACTATGATATGACTATTGGACAGAGAATCAAGGTTCGGAGAGAAGAACTCAATATGTCCCAAGAGGAACTGGCTAAGCGTATCGGTTACAAATCGCGTTCCTCCATCAACAAAATAGAGCTTGACCTTTATTCGTTGCAGCAGTCCAAAATCAAGGCTATTGCTGATGCACTTGATACGACCCCGTCTTACATCATGGGGTGGGATGAAGAAGCCAGCCGGAATGAGTGGGCCTCTAAATTCCGTGACAGCGTGATGCAGATTTTGAATAATGCGGATCCGGCCGACTTAGAGGCTGCTGGCATCAGCGTTCAGGAAATCGAGGAAGAACTGAGCGGCAGCGATTCTATTTCGTTGGTGACAGCTTGCGCCATTGCGGACGAGCTGGGCGAATCGCTGGACTCTCTGCTGGGTCATACCCCCAAAGAAATGATAAAGGCCGCCCTCCAGCAGGAGGACGGCCAAACGGCTGAAATTATTGAGCTGCTTCTTGATTTACCGGCGGATCGGCAGCAGGAGGCGCTGAATTATCTCCGTTACCTTTCAGAGCGTGCAGAAAAATAAGTAAACGCTCCTTATCAGCATCCGACAGTTTTTTGACTTTGGCAAAGATGTCCGACCATTCGCTCGTAGTCATACGGCATGGCTCCTTTCTCAAATTTACTGTCGGCAGCAACTGAATTATATCAAATACGCACCCGCTTTTCATGGAATCGTGGAATTATACCGAAAATCGGAAAAATTTGTGTGTTTCTGACATAATATTATGAAATTTGCGTTGCAGAGGTCATTTTATGGACTTGAAAGAAATTGCATTGCGGTTGCAGGAGTTCAAGAGCGTTTGTGTGACCGGAAGCCCTGCTATGCTGAGAAGCCGAATGGATTTTCTCGATATTTTATCAGCATATAGTTTGACCGCGAGTGTAAGCGTATCAAAAAAGACAGGGCTTTTGATTGTGTGCAGTGACCCAAGGCAAACGAAAATCGAAAAGGCAAATGCTCTGAATATTCCAGTTATTTCGGAGCAGCAATGGTTTGAACTTGTGCCCGAACTTGAGGCCATTGGAATGTGGAACGGAAAGTCAATTTCGTATTCTCTCGCTTTGGAAGACAATACCACCATCTACAAAGATCCCGAATCTAAAATAGAGATACCGAACATAAAAGTTGTGTCCGTGGTGGATGAAATCCGTGGTTTGAAGCAGCTGCTGGATGAGGGAATCCTGACAGAAGAAGAATTTGCTGCAAAGAAAAAGCAGCTTCTTGGGATTTGAAAACGGACGGTGATGGTTGATGGCTCGAAAAAAGAATATCGCTGCGGGTCAGGATGCCGTCATCTATGCCCGCTACTCCTCCCATAACCAGCGAGAGGTCAGCATTGAGCAGCAGGTCAGCGAGTGCATGAAGCACGCTGCCGAGCTGGGGCTGCACGTCGTTGGAACCTATGAGGACAGGGCAATCAGCGGCAAGACGGATAACCGGCCTCGTTTCCAGCAGATGATGCGGGATGCTGAAAAAGGGAAGTTTCAGGCCGTCGTGTCGTGGAAGTCTAACCGCATCGGCCGCAATATGCTTCAGGCAATGGTCAACGAGGCGAAGCTGGACGATTACGGCGTAAAGGTGTTTTATGCCGAGGAAGATTTTGACGATACTGCCGCCGGGCGTTTTGCACTGCGGAACATGATGAACGTCAACCAGTTTTACAGCGAGAACATGGCAGAGGACATCACCCGGGGGCTGTATGATAACGCCAGCAAGTGCATGGCAAACGGTCGGCAGCCCTTGGGCTACAAGCGGGGTGAGGATGGCCGTGTGGTGCTGGATGAAGCGAATGCGGCCGTTGTCCGGGAAATATTCACCCGTGTGGCTGCTGGTGACCTGTTCGTGGACATTGCGCGAGATCTCAATGCCCAGGGCATCAAGACCAGCAAGGGAGCCAACTGGAACAAAGGCAGCTTCCAGAGTATTTGCCAGAACGAGCGGTACCGGGGCATCTACATATACGGGGATGTCCGGGTGGCCGATGGCATTCCACGCATAGTGAGCGATGATTTGTGGTACAGGGTACAGGAGGCCATGAGGATGAAAAAGAATCCAGTCGGAACCCGGCACCGTGTCGGGGCAGAAGATTATCTGCTGACCGGGAAGCTGCGCTGCGGGCATTGTGGCAGCTACATGACGGGCGTATCTGGCACCAGTAGAAACGGCGAGCTGCATTACTACTACACCTGCCAGAAGCGGCGCACCGAGCACGCCTGTGACAAGAAGAACATCCGCCGGGATGTCATTGAACCGGCTGTGGCTCAGGCCATCAAGATGTACTGCTTGACCGATGATGTCATTGCGTGGATAGCAGATCGGACGGTCGAATACTGGGAAAAGCACGACAATGACCTCCAGATTGAGGCGTTGGAGCAGCAGTTGGAGGAAAATAAAAAAGCCACCTCGAATATGCTGAAAGCCATCGAGATGGGGATTATCACAGAGGCCACCCGCACCCGGATGGTTGAGCTTGAGACTGAGCAATCCCGGCTGAGCGTCCAGCTGAATGTGGCCAAAGAGGATGTCGTGAAAATCGACCGGGAGCAAATCATCTCCTATCTGGAACTGCTGCAGCAGGGTGACATCTACGACCGGGATTTTCAGATGGAGCTGTTCAAAAACTTCCTCGTGGCCGTCTATGTCTACGATGATAACCGCATGAAGCTGGTGTTCTCCTGCATGGGAGACCAGAACAGCGTCGAAATTCCTTTGGTGACCGGAGAAGACCCGCCCGATGGCGGGCTGTCACCGGATGCTAAAATGTTCGTTTTGACTCCTGATAGCTCCACCAAAAAGACACTGCACAGTTTGTGCGGTGTCTTTCTTTTTGCACGTTTGTTGCGTGAGTGAAAAACAGGAAGATGAACGGTGCCGATCGGAGTTTTGACGATTTGCGGCGCTGTCCTGCTGCAGTAAACCGTAAGATAAAAGCCGAAGACGCCCTTCCCGGATGGAGATCGGAAGAGCG